AACACTCTTTCCCTACCCCACGCTCTTCCCATCACCCCGTTTCTGGGTAGACAACAAATGTAATTCTGATTGACGCCAATGATGGTGTAGGTTTGATAAGGATGCGTGCTGGGAGAATGTGTTGGTCTCTTGTTTCTGGAGTAACCTCAGTCATAACCCTGTAGTCGAAAATACCTCTGTTTGATTTAACATCAGCCAGGATAGGTTCAACCAAACCTCTGAATTGTTTTTCAAGAGTATCATCATATTGTTCGAAAATCAAATGTTTAGCTGCTTCTGTAACAAGTTTCTTAACTCTAATCATAAGTCTTCTTACATTAACTCTGTTAAGTGGGCTTTCGATTGTGTAGAGAGTCTTGTTACCCCAAACCTTGACACCATCCTTTGCAAATGTCTTGACAGGGTTGATTCTACCAGCATACAAATCATCTTCTTCTGACAATGTTGTCTTATGCAAAGCTTGAACACAGTTAACGTTACCACGGTCAAAACCTGCTGGTGCAAACCATGGATAAGAATTGTTGTCAGTCTGAGCCATGTTTCTTACAACATCCTTGGTAACAGGCAAATCAAGATATCTCTTGTTTGTTGTGTCATAGTATTTAATCCAAGGATAATATGTTGCACCATATGAAGTGTTGATTTCAGATGCATCCAATTCATCAACCAATTCATTTGAATCGAGATATTTCGGTGAATTGATTATATACAAAGCATCACCACCACGACCATCTTCACCGTCTTCAATAATATCAATTGCTTCTTCGGTCAAAAGTCTGTTATTGTACCAATCAATACCAGGTGTAGCAAACAGATTAATATCAATATCCTGAGGATTTGCAAATACACGATAACCAGCAAGATATGCATAATAGTCGCTAGTGATAGCTGTTGAAGGCAGATTCAGGACGCCATCAATTCCAGCAGGTACGGGTGTAAATACACCAACAGTCTTTTCATATTGAGCTGCATTGTAATCATCTGTGTTGGTTCTGCTTAATCTATGAATATCCCAACCATCGAAACCGCCATAGAAGTAAGCTGTGAACTTTCTTGTATTTATGTCTCTATAGATTGTTTCATTGATATAGCTTGCATTTATTAATCTTGGAATGTATCTTTCGTTACCAACTTTGTTTTGTGAAACGGTAACAAATTCATATCCATTGGTTCCATTAATGTACGTATTATCAGCATTGAATCCGCTTACTGACAAAATAGAATCCATATGGAAACCTTTAGTCAAGAATACAGGATTTGAGTCATCAACACCATCATAATAGTATTTTCCCTTGTAAGCCAACATGTCCTCATCCAAAACATCTGAACTCAAACCGAAATATTGTTTTTTAGGTTTAATAAATGTACTGAATTTGGTATTGTAGTTTACATTGATAGTATGACCGCTCTGTTTATCTGTGTAAGTAGGCATAGGATAACCCAAGAAACCAGCTGGTATGTAGTTGCTCAAATCATCATCTTCAGCCATTTCAACTGTCACATATTTTGAACGGGATTCATAACCGCCATCAGAACTTCCTATCTTAAACGGAAGATAGTTTGAACTTCCCTCAACCAAATTACAATTGGAGAATTTTTCAAGGATAACAGGAGAAGCATCAGTATCATTGAAATCTCTAATCAAAACATCAAATGTTCCGTTTGTTGGGTCAATTTTCTGGATAGAAACCTTAACCTGGTAGTTTGCAGCATTACCGTCGGATATTGTGATGAATTTGAAAAGTTTATGCATTGTTGCCATATAAGGAGTTTCACCACTATATGTTGCAGTCACATCGGAAACAAACCAAGGAGTCTGTGCAGGTCTGTACATTTCCTTGTAATTCATATATGCGTCACTGAATACAGCATTTGTATAGAATTTGGAAATATAGTTCTTAACAGTTCCAGATGTTGTAAATGTTGCTTCTGTTGAATCAGCGCTGAAAGCATTATAGTATGAATCTGCACTTGTTGTTTCTTGAATTACAGTTCCGTAAGGTATGAATGCTTTTTCAACTTCAACATATTTGTATTCTGTATTTGCACTGTTTATTACATTCTTTGTTTC